TGTCTATGATTGTTGCCTACAAAGGTGGCGTCAATTATATGGATGCTTTCGGCACAACAGCGATATGGGACTCACTCATCTATCGTTATTTGTACGACAGAAAGATTGCAGTTCCTCCTACAAAGAAACAAGAGCGAGGCGACTATCCTGGTGGGTATGTGAAAGAACCTCAGGTTGGGATGACTGACTGGGTTACGTCATTTGACTTGAACTCACTGTATCCCAATCTGATTGTTCAGTACAACATGTCACCTGAGACGTTGGTTGAGGATCCGCCTGTGTTGCCTTCTGGTGTTGATTACTATCTCAAGTATGCAACGAATGACGATGTTCCAGAACACAACGTAGACATCGAGTATTCAGTGGCAGCAAATGGTTCATGTTATCGTAAAGACGACCGTGGACACTTACCAGACATCATTATCGGATTGTACAATGAACGTAAGGCGGTCAAACGCTCGATGTTGGATGCCAAGCAAGAATACGAGAAGTCGAACAATTCAGAACTCAAAAGAGAGATAAATAGATTCGACAACACACAGATGGCTGTTAAGATTCTTCTTAACTCGCTCTATGGTGCTTTAGGTAATCAGTATTTCCGATATTATGATTTGAGAATAGCTGAAGGTATCACACTTTCAGGACAACTTGCTGTCCGTTGGGCAGAAGAAAACATGAATAAGTTCATGCGGTCGATCTTGAAAGATGATACTGACTATGTTATTGCGATGGACACAGATTCGATTTACGTTAACTTCGGGCCTTTGGTCAAGAAGATAAATCCGTCTGACCCAGTGAAGTTTATCGATGATGCTTGCAACAGTAAGTTTCAACCGATGCTCACTAAAGCGTATGAAGTCATGTTCAATAATATGAATGCCTATGATAATCGTATGGTTATGGAACGTGAAGTGATTGCAGACAAAGCAGTGTGGACAGCGAAGAAGCGCTACATTATGAATGTTCACAACTCAGAAGGTGTGCAATACGCAGAGCCTAAAGTGAAGATTCAAGGCATTGAAGCAGTCAAGTCATCTACACCTATGGTTGTACGTGATAAGTTTAAGAAAGCGTACAAGATCGTTTTGACTTCGACCGAGGATGAATTGCAGAAGTTCGTAGCAGATTTCTATGAGGAGTTTAAGAGTCTAGGACCTGAGGAAGTATCATTCCCACGTGGCGTGTCTAACGTCAAGAAGTGGGTTGATAGTGCGATGATCTACAAGAAGGGTACACCTATCCATGTTCGTGGCGCCTTGTTGTTCAATCATCATCTTAAGAAAGTGGGATTGCATAAGACAACAGAGCCTCTGAAGAATGGTTCAAAGGTGAAGTTCTGTTATCTGAAGATACCTAATCCGGTCATGGAAAACGTCATATCATTCCCACAGTTCCTGCCTAAGGAGTTCGGGTTACATGAGTACATTGACTACGATACGCAATTTGATAAAACATTCAGAGAACCGCTCAAGATGCTAACAGATGTCATTGGGTGGAACCTAACTAAGATAAACACATTGGAGGATTTTTTCGCATGAGTGACGATATTTTCGATTTTGGATTCACCGCAGTTGATGAAGATGAACTGCAGGCAGTCCAGTCAGTAAGACAAGAAGTTGCCGCTACTTCTGAAACAGCGGTAGCAACAAAAGACAAGTTAGACAGATTATACAATGCCGTTGTGCCATTGCTGACTAACCTTAAAAAGAACCCAGAGAAAGAATACATTCTCTGGCCCGACCGTACAGCGAAGATCGAACAGTTTGAGGAAAAACTGTTTGACATTTATAATGGTTGACAACTGACAAAGGATGTTATATAATGAAGAACATTGCAACTATTCTATTTGGTATCGCACTGATTGTCTGTGTGGTATATTACACGTATCATGTGTGGAGTGATTGCTTGAATGAAAACAGTTTCTTCACATGCGCTCGCATGTTGAATAAGTAAGGAGATAATATGTCGTTAATCGAAAGATTGCAGAAGAACTCGACCATCAAATTGACAGCACCGTTGATGGAATCTCGAGTGTTTGGTAAAAAAGAAATGGCACAAACACCTGTGCCTATGGTGAATGTTGCATTGTCGGGTCGTCTAGATGGCGGGTTGACTCCGGGTCTGTTAATGTTAGCAGGTCCTTCGAAGCACTTCAAATCTGCATTTGCATTGCTCATGGCAGCAGCATATCAGAAGAAGCACAAAGATGCAGTCGTGTTGTTTTATGATTCTGAGTTTGGTACACCACAATCATACTTTGAGTCGTTTGGTGTTGACTTAGATCGTGTTATCCACACGCCTATCACTGATGTTGAACAGTTAAAGTTCGATATTACAAAGCAGTTAAACGATCTGGTCAAAGGCGATAAGGTTGTCATTGTTATCGATTCTATTGGTAACCTTGCATCGAAGAAAGAAGTTGATGATGCGATGGACGGCAAGTCAGTTGCAGATATGTCTCGAGCGAAACAGTTGAAGTCATTGTTCCGTATCGTTACACCACACCTCAACCTCAAAGACATTCCACTCGTATGTGTTAACCACACTTACAAAGAGATTGGATTGTATCCTAAAGACGTTGTATCAGGTGGCACAGGTGCATACTATTCTGCAGACGCAATCTGGATTATTGGTCGTCAGCAAGAGAAAGTTGGCACAGAGATTGAAGGTTATCACTTCATTATCAACATCGAGAAGTCACGGCATGTACGTGAGAAATCGAAGATCCCAGTTACTGTTACGTTTGCTGGCGGTATCAATAAGTGGTCAGGTCTCATGGCAGTCGCAGAAGAATTAGGATATCTGCATAAGCCGAAGGTCGGTTGGTATGAAGCAATGAATCCGGATACAGGTGAAGTGTTGACAGAATCCTTGATGCGAGCAAAACAGATTCAAGACAATAGCGAGTTTTGGCAGATGATTATGTCGAAGACGAACTTCGCAAATGTAGTCAAAGATCGATATACTGTTGGCGGTAAAGCATTGATGGAAACAGAAGAAGCTATTGACGCTGTTGATGATTCTAGCGAGGTTGCAAACGAAGCATGATTGAACGCACAATCCTTTCCGGATTGATTGGCAATGATGATTATGCTCGTAAGGTCCTCCCATTCTTAACTAAAGAATACTTCGATGACTTCAGTGAGCGTCAACTATATCAAACAATCCATGAATATGTAGAGCAGTACAATGGGCTTCCAACTAAGGAAGCCTTGCGTATTACATTAGACGAAAATGACCGAGTGAATGAAGATACATTCAAATCTATCTCGGACATCATTGGCGAACTTCAATATGATGAAAAGACAGACCTTGAGTGGTTGATTGATAAGACAGAAAAGTTCTGTCAAGACAAAGCAATTTACAATGCAGTACGTGAATCTATTTCTGTGCTTGATGGTGCAGATGAGGATAAGGATAAAGGTTCGATACCTGAGATGCTTGCAGAAGCATTAGGTGTATCATTCGACAATTCAGTGGGACACGACTTCCTAGAAGACTCTGAATCTCGTTATGAGTTCTATCATAAGAAAGAGGATAGGGTTCCTTTCGACCTTGAGCTGATGAACAAGATCACTAAAGGTGGATTGGCACGTAAGTCGTTGAGTATTGCACTTGCCGGTACAGGTGTGGGTAAGACATTGTTTATGACTCATTGTGCGTCTGCTAACCTTATGGAAGGCAAGAACGTATTGTACATCACAATGGAAATGGCAGAGGAAAAGATTGCGGAACGTATCGATGCGAATCTACTTGACGTTACTCTTGATACATTGAAAGAGATGCCTAAAGATGTATATGAAAAGAAGATGAACCGTGTTAAGAAAAAGACAACAGGCAAGTTGATTGTCAAAGAGTATCCGACAGCATCAGCAGGTTCGGCACACTTCAGACATCTTATCAACGAACTACGTCTTAAGAAAAACTTTCATCCAGACATCGTGTATATCGATTATCTAAACATCTGTATGTCAAGTCGTATTCGTATGGGTGCTAATGTAAACTCGTACACTCTTATTAAAGCTATCGCAGAAGAACTACGTGGCCTTGCAGTTGAATGTAATGTGCCTATCATGTCAGCAACACAGACAACACGTTCTGGTTTCACAAGCTCAGACATTGGGTTGGAAGATACGTCAGAATCGTTTGGTTTGCCGGCAACAGCAGATTTTATGATGGCATTGATCTCGACTGAGGAACTAGAAACACTAGGTCAGTTGATGATTAAACAGTTAAAGAATCGTTGGGGTGACTTGAATACACTCAAACGATTTGTAGTAGGGATTGACAGAAGCAAGATGCGTCTGTTTGATGTTGAGGAGTCGGCACAGACTCTCGTAAATGATGCGCCAGTGTTTGATGATTCTTCAGCTGGTCAACGAATGTCCGCAGAGAAATTCTCTGTAAAGCGAACTGGTAAACATAGGAGTTTCGAAGAGTTTACATGATGTATTATACAGAAGACAGGAAAGTCATTGAGAAAGCTACAGGTCGAGTCGTTGAGATTTGTAGGAACATTGCTAAGGCAAAGCAGATATGTGCTAAGTTGAATACAGGAGCGGGGTTTAATGGTTGGACACCTGATTTTTTTCTAATTTCTAACCAAAAAAAGAGGCGTTAAGACAAAATCTTAACACCCCTTTAGTGCATTGCGTGGTCGAGCACAACCCCAGTGGCATACTCTGATGCTACCTCGACTATTCCTTCTGTGAATAAATTTGATCTATATATCACACTTGCCTCTTGTGTAGTGAAACACATTCACACGCACCCATGCGTTATTATTTATATAAAAATAATTTCGCATTCCGGTTGACAAAGTAGAAGATATGCGTTATATTACACATATGTTTTCGCAACTGTTGGAGCTACGATGATAGATTACTTAGTTACAGGGAAGCCTAGAAAACTCAAAGTTGCTTTGTTACGCAAGGCAATACGTTACGCAAGTGACTACTTGAGGCTGGATTATAATACATTCGTTGATATTGCGTTTACGAATGATTGTTCGGCATATGGATATGCAATGGACGTTGAACCAGGTGAGTATGAAATTGAAATAAATAAGACTCACAGTATCGAAGACATGATTGGAACACTATTCCATGAGATGGTACATGTAAAGCAATACGTTTACGGAGAGTTACAATCCGGTGAAGGTAATAAACCATCTAGATGGCATGGTGAGATTTGTGAATTAGAGTATGCGAAGCAGCCTTGGGAGATTGAGGCATATGCGCTTGACAAAAAAATGCTCCGCAACTTTAAAAGGAAACACAAGGATGAGTTTACAACACGACAATCCTGATATACTATATGATGATTGTTGGTGGGTTGATGACCCATGTGATGACTGCTCGCACTGGTTTGGTGTAATTTAAATGATGGAGATTATGATGATAAAGTTACGTGATGAGATCGTTGATGCGATTGAAGAAGCAAAGATACTGGAATGTGCAAGAGACGAGTATGAAGAAAACCATATGTTGTTTATTGCTCAAAAGCTAAGTGGCGCTCCTTTTTCTTTCGTAAAAGAAACTTATGTAGAAATGCAACCTAAATTTGAGTTTAGGGAATTTGCCTAACAGGAGAACTGTATGCAAGAACCGGTTTACGTAGTCGGTTATGGAATGATTGATTGCCTGGGTAATAATCCAGAAACATGTTTCGAGAAAATGTGTGACGATAAAGATTATAGCTCAGACGTACCTGCATTAGCAGAGCAGAATTATCGTGCCTATCGTGGGCACTTCCATGACCCATCCAGTTTAGTTTTACCAGAAAACGTATCGCCTAAGTTAGCGAGACGTATGACTAACACGCAGAAGATTGCTTTACATTCAGCAAAGCAAGCAATCGATATGGCTAACCTGCCACACAGCAGAAACGTTTCTGTCATCTATTCAACATTGACAAATGACACAGAAGACGGCAGGAACATTATCGACACGCTAGACAATCCTAATAAGCGTGCTAACCCAAGACGTCTTGTTAATCGTATTCCGGATATGTCTGCAAGTCACATTGCATCTATTTGGCAGTTTCAAGGACAAGCAGCATGTATTCAATCTGGGTGTTCGACAGGATTGGTAACGATTGACTATGCTATGTATCTTGCTCAAGAAAACGACTATGTTATCGTAGGTGGAGCAGACGCAGGATCTTTTGACTTGTCTATTCAATACTTCACAGAGATTGGTGCGACAGCAAATGTCTCGATGCCATTCGATAAAGATCGTTCTGGTTTCGTTATGGGTAACGGAGCAGCAACTATGGTCATTATGTCAGAGAGTATGCTCGAGAAGTACAATGCTAAACCTATCGCAAAACTATATCCTACAGGAAAAGCGAATGATGCAGACGATCTAACAAGTCCTTCAGACTCTGGTCGTGGTGCAAAGATTTCGATGGCACAGGCGATGAGTTATGTAGATGGTGTTGATGCTGTTTGCGCTCATGCTACCTCAACACCCGTAGGTGACCCAATCGAGTATAAAACGATTTATGACAATGTTGGGCCCGTTACGACCTTTGCTCCTAAAGGCAAGATAGGTCATACAATGGGTGCGGCATCTATTATTGAGGCCCTGTATTCGATTGAAGCAATGAAGCATAGCACTGTTCCATACATTCATAACCTAAAAGAATGTGACTTTGATGAACATAACATGCTCCCAACATCTAATATCAACAAGCCTATGAAGCGTATTCTCAACAATTCCTTCGGGTTTGGAGGCAAATGTATGAGTCAAGTTATCGAATTAATGTAATTATTTTTAAAAAAAAATTATAACGTCTTGAAAAGCCAGCATTTTTTAATGCTGGTTTTTTCATTTAATGGTTGACAATGTTTTTATCTGTGCTATAATATGTGTATAAATTGATAAAGAGGTTGTTTATGACTAGATTTGATAAAGAGAAGTTCACTTGGGACGGCATGTATCTGATGTATCAAGGCGAGTTTGAAGGTTCACGTACTATGGAGCAGGTGTCTCCGAACTGTCACTCATCTTGGCACGGTATGCCAGAACGATCTTTCATCGCAAGATTCAAATATGGTTCTAAGCCTTGGAAATCGTGGGTTAACTTTCTAGTTAAAAACTCTCATGTTGAGATCTACTTGAGACTATCAAAAGAGTTTTCTCCGATGGAAGCGATGGAAATGTTAGGTTTTAAACCACGAAAAAAAGTTTGA